TCGAAGTTTGCGGTGATGGCAGACTGGCCAGCGGCAGACTGGGCGAGGGGGACGGAAGACATGCCGAGGCCGCGACCGATCGCCCTTGCGTCAGACCGCCTCTCGATGTTCTGCATCTCCTGGCCAAGACGCTTGCGGCCAACCCGCTCGAAGTCGCCCACGAATGATGGGCGGTCTTGGATCATCTGCTTCATCTCTTCCAGACCACCGGCCCGAGCACCGTACATCTGCTCGAACAGATCGAACTGACGCTGCTTGCTGGCCTCAGCCTGAGACAGAGCAGACTGCATCTGAGACTGGATGTCCTCGAAGTAACTACGCATGGCACCCGGCATCTGCTTGCCGATCTTGCGTAGGGGGTTGGCGTATGATTCGGTTGACCCGAATAGTGTGTCAAAGATTCCCATGGGAACTCCTACCTTTGTCTTGACCTGCCCGCTAGGGCAAACACTGCCGTGAGTTTTTCATACACCCACGGAAGATTGACCGAGTTGTCAAATACCTTGATGAATATAGCCGAACCGCGAGCACGGAGTCGGCGTGAATCGTTTCGACCAGACGACCAGTTGCTGCTGTACACAGGCTCGCTCGTCTTCGCCCCCTCCACCGTGTCCGCCACGTACACCTCGTAGTTGACCGAGGGAGACTGCTCGTCCAGAACTGCAACCAGTTCCGTCAACTTCGTCTCACGCATGTTGCCAGCGGTTACCGGACCAAGCCAGACGTAGGATTCGATGGGGGTGCCGTCGTCATCCTTGGCCGAGTCGGAGAACGCACGGAGGTTCCCGTCAAACCCGCCCAGAAGAATGCGACGTTGCTCCGGCCCCTCGGACCTGAAGTCATACAGGGCGGTGGGTCCGACCTGCGGTGGCATCTCCATGGGCCAGAATGAGTTGGCCCGGCGGTCGTAGTAGAAGTGCTTGGCCGGATCAGTGCCCGGCTGCCTCGGAGTTACGAAGACGTGGACACCGTGGTTCCGGTAGTCGTACGCTAGGAAGGTGGTCACCGAGTCGAACGCCACGTCGCCAAACGTCTTGTCGAACTTGCCTGCGGACAGGCGGTCGTTCTGCGTCACGTCGAAGTCGTTCGGCTCCAGCAGGTACATGCCGCTCTCAGACATGAAGTAGATCGAACGGTTCGGGCCGTAGCACCAAGCGTATGGACCCACCGCACCAATGTCCAGAGACAGGGCGTGCTGGGAACTGCTGTCCAAGTTCGGGTCTCCCGTCAGGACGTGCAGGCTGTTGAGCCCGGCGACGTAGAGCCTCGTCCCCGATCCAGGTATGAGTGCCGACACTGGGCTGGCCAACTCGCCGAACCTCGTCGTGCTTGATCCCTGAACCGCCCCGGTCCCGGCACCGTTGCCGTTGTAGTCGAAGTCCAGCGGATCTCCGATTGCCGACATGAACCAGTTCTGCGGGTCGTCATTCTTGCCGGACAGGACGATGCGACCAAGCCACGACGTAATGATGGAGCAGCGTGCGTTGCCGTCACTCGTACCGTCTCCGCTCACTCCGGTGTTTCCGTCTCCGCCGGGCAGGTCGCCGGGATCGGCGTTCCAGTCCGACACGACGGCGGCTGCGTTCGGGTCGTATATCTTGTAGTTGGATCCGTCTACCAAGTAGAACTTCTGCAGGTACTCGACCCCGCCGACCGTGCTCTGGCCCGAGTCCAAGAACGGGGGAGTGCTGACCCTGTTGTACTCCGACTGAGTTGCAGAGGTGTACAGGTCGCCATTGGATACGACGAGTGTGTTCTGGGGCACAGCCAGGAGGGGGCCGCCTTCAAGCCACTGCACCGAACGGATTCTCAGTTCTTCCGTCTGGTCGATCGACCGATTGGCGTCGGACGCAGCAGCCGTGGCCGCAGTTTCCCCGGGGGTGCCGGTGGGGTTCTCTCGAATAGACCAGTCACGAGTTGCCCAGTACGCCAACTGGCGGCACGCAATGTCTTTCTCTGTGCTGCCATCGCTGCCCGCCGCCCCGCCTTGGAAGTAATAACTTGAGTCGTAGAACAGGCCGAAGTGACCGTATGGGGTGCTTGACTCGGTTTCCTCTGTGTCTACGACGTTGACGAACCTGGTCCTTTCGTCCGTGTACAAATCGTCAAACGTCTTGACAAGAGATCCGTCAAAGTAGACGCTCAGTTTGTTCTTTTTGCACCGCACCTCAAGAGTGTGGTACATGGAGTTGTCGGGATCCTTTGTCCGATCAATCGTGTGCCTTAGAATCCTTTGTCCGTCTGGCTCGTGCGTAAGGATGCTTTGTGATCCGGGGAACCTCCTTGAGTGCAAGTCCCACGTATCCATCTTGTTCCCATTGCCCGTATTGCAGACAAAGTACACGGCGAACGCCATTGTATCGGTTGACGAGGAGTTTGTTCTCCATCCAGTTGCAGCGGTGGTTGAATCGAAGTCAACTCCGTTCCTGAACGACAATCCGAAAGACGCATTTGGGCCGTGGTATGCGCCTGTAAGTCCACCCTTGCCAGACTCAAACATGTTATTGGCTGAGGAGGGGAACGAGGCACCGCCAGTGGTCATGCAGTGCGTATACCACGGGTCATAGAACTTCCCGTCAGCAACGTCGGTCAGGTTCTCGACAAACTCAAACTGTTGAGACCCAGATCCGGGGAAGACTTCATCTCCAGTGCCTCCGAGCCCATGTCCGTTGGGGAATCGGAACTCAATCCGGCTCACGAACTCCTTGTCCGCGCTGCTGTTCCAGGTCTCCTCTCCCGTCACTATCTGGGGGAAGAGGTGCATCCTCTTGTGGAAAATGTTTTTGAAGGAACTCTCGTGGTCAGAGGAGTTCGTCATGTTGTTTGTGCCACCCGCAGATGGAGGCGCGTATGTGACAAACGGGTCGCCACTGCTCCCGCTGGGAAAGTGCGACGGGCGAATTGCAAGGTAGGGAGACCCGTTGGAGTCCGTCTGCTTTGTTATCCCGCTGTGGGTCGATGAGTTGTTGAGCGCCAATGTGCTGGCACTTGACTCATTCGTTGGTAGGTGGAAATGATTAGACCCCGGAATTGTGGGACTGTACCCCGCGTCTCCCCCGGTAAGCCCAGAGTCACACAAGCCACGGAACGCAAGGCCGAAGTTGGCCTCGGTCAACTGCTCGCCATCCGAAAGGGGAGAGTAGTTGAAGTATCCTGGCCGGTGAGTGATTCCGTTGTCCGCCGCCGCCTGCTCTCCGAACTGCGACACGGCCCCCGGTGCAAACACGGTCGAGTCTCCCGGCACGATGCCGAGGCTCCTGACCATCTGGATTGCGGAGGAAGACACGGGAGTCGTGGTCACCTTGGAGATGCCCTCTCTTCGACCGCCTCTTGCACGGTCCTCCTCCACGTCGAACGGCTTCACGTTCTTGCAGTCCCACGTCGTGGTCGGGGGCTGGTTGCTGTGAGACGACCCCTCGACGACTCCGCCGATGGGGAACTGCAGTTCGACTTCTTCTCTCGGTGACTGTGGCATCAGGAATAAATGTCCTTGAATCTAAGGAAGATGAAGAGGTTGTCTGCAATTGCGATCGACTCGGCAACGGTCACCTTGATGTGCTGGTCCTTGTCCAAGTCAACCGCGTAGTCTTCTTCCATCCATACAGCAGAGTCCCCGATCTGAATCGTCGCCCGATCCAGTTGAAACGACGTGGTGCCGTTGGTCACCTCAATCAATGGGGTCAATGCCTGAGTCGAGTTTGACTTGTTGTACATGACGGCACCAACAAACCGACGCCTTCTGACGCCACGTTTGTTGCTGTCGGTGTCCGAGATCAACGCGGTGCTCACCTGGTTTGCGAGACCCGTGCCGGAAATCTTGGCCTTGACCGTCGTCGTTTTTTCGTAGTTGGTTAGTGCCATAATAAATCTCCTCCCCCCCGGTAGGGAGAGAGAAGGTGGGGGGTTAGGTTAGGACCAAGTGGGTGCTGCGTTATCAAGAACGGTGCCCCAGATGTACCAAAGGGTTCCGTCGCAAACAACTTCGATAGTTGTCCCCACATCGGGGTCGTCCATCTGAAGTCGGTATTCGGAGGTTCCGTTTGATTCAGACAAGGCTTGCGCCCCGGTAGCGTCAATGTCACGCCACGAAACTCCACCCTTGTAATACGCCGCAGAAGCGGGCGAATTGATGTGGAGATCCTTGGCCGCAGCCGTTTTCCAAACCAAGAAACAAAACTTCAGTCCTGGTTCTGCGGCGGGCAACGTAATGGTCGTATCCCCTCCGCTGGTATCGACGACGACGAGTTTACCGCTATCGGCTGAAAGCAGTGTCGCCCCGGTAGAGGTAACCGTCTTTACTGATCTGTGTCCCGCCTCGTAGTGGGCGATTTCTCTTGTTCTATTTGGACTCGGCATGATTTACTCCTTGCCTGTGGGTAGGTGCGGACCCACTCGCCGCATGGTTATGACCAAGGTAGGTCAGATGAAATGCACTCCCAATGAGTGCCCCTTGAAACGAACGCGGCCAACGTGGACGGGTTCATAGTTGTCATGTTCTCGTCGTTCAGGAAGAGGACTCCCCTGCCCCCGGTCTCGGCAATCCAGAACGTGTCGCCGCTGTTTGATTCAGTGGCATCCGGCAGTTTGACCGAAGCAGATACCGACTGAACGTCAATCTCTACAAAGCGGTCATCGTCCGTGTCAGTCAGGACGTGCTCGGTTTCTTCACGCATCTGGATCGTCTTGAATCCGATGGGCAGTTCGGTGTATGAGTCTACTGATGGCATAAGTATTCCTATACGGGATCAGCCGTGGAGTCCCACGGAAGATTCATTCTTGTTGATACCTGCGACAAAGCACCGCCACGGATCTGGCCGTAGTCGGGCTGAATGATTCCGTCCTTCTCCAAGAGCCGTTTGTATATGGGCCCGTTCTCGATCTCCGCCAGTCGAATCTCCATGCCTTCCTCCTCATACCCCAGTGCGAAGGCACGGACCAGAGAGATGAGGGCGGAGTCAGCGTAGTCAGGCGTTGACGTGGTGTCGGTGTCGGTCGCCAGCGGGATCCACTTCGACCTGTACCCGATGCGAATCTTGTCGGCACCGGACGGGCTCGGATGGATTTCCAACCTAGCCTCGCCCGTTTCGCTGTGAACCATTGTGGCCCAGTAGACCTGAGACTGGCCGATGGCCGTGGTTCGACGGATGAGCAGGTCGTCCATCGTGGTGAAGTGGATTGCCTTGACCAGACCACTGTCCATGTGGGCCGTGATCAGTTCACCGAAGTCGTCAGGCAGAGTCACGAATGACTGGCCAGATACGAAAGAGAACGTCAGCGGGGGTCGCTCCCTGAACTTCCACGGTGCCATGTACATGTACTGGCCAGCCTCGTTGATAATCCTGGTCTCGCTCAACTGCGATGCGGGACTGCCGCCGAGTGCGTGCTGGACGTGCTGCTTGAGTTCGGAGAGTGTGATTGCCATGATCAGGCTTTCCCTACGAAGATGCGGACGTTTGCGGCGTCGGAGGCGGACGAGTTGTAGCACTCGATGCGGTCGATCGTGTCCGCAATCCAGTTCGTTTCCCAAGTGTCGATTTCCGACTGGTGATTGGCTTCGTTGAACGTCCCGTTCATGTTGCCCATGTTCCGGCTGTCGTCGTTCGCAAGAATAAACGGGATGCCTGCCGTAGTCTTGACAACCCAGCCATTCTCGATGTTGTTTCCAGAAAGGGTTCCGCCCTCGTTGCACACCAACTGGATTTCGACCGCAATGTCGGACTCAATCCAGAGGAAGTCGAAGGACGACGTGGCCGTGCTGTCGCTCCACAGTTCAACCAGTGTCTCGGTGCCGATGGAGAACCGCTGGTCGTAGTAGTGGTTGATTGTGATGTTGACGTCTGGCGATGTCGTGCTTCCCCCGGTAATAGTTCGGGCGTCGTCCGTGTCGGTGATGGGAAGGCTGAAGTGCGTTGTAAGGCTGAGATTAGGCATGGCTCGTGTTCCCTATGATGCGGACTTGACGGCGAAGACGCGGACGGTCGCAGGGGTGCCGGTCTGGTGGTAGAACTCGATCGCGTCGATCGTGTCCGCAGTCCAAGTGCTTTCCCAAGAGGCCAACGCACCCGTGTTCCCTTGATTTCGGCTGTCGTCATTGTGCAGGACAAACGGAAGCCCTGCGTTGAGTTTGACAACCCAAGCGTTTACGAGGTTGGGTGCCGAGTTTCCTTGGCTGCACACCAACTGAATCTCAGCCAGTTGATCAGACTCGATCCAGAGGAAATCGAAAGACGACAGGGTGGAGTCGCTCAGGATTTCCGTGAGAGTGGTGGACTCGATCCGGTATGTACGGTCGAAGATTTCCCCATTGGTGATGGAGATTGTCTTTGCAGTCGTCAGACTGCCGTCCGAGTACACGTTGCCATCAGCATCCGTGTAGTCAAACTTTGCATATATGTTTACGTTGGCCATAAGGCTTCTCCGTGGTTTCAAGTTGGAAATGGCTGCCTCCCCCCGGTAGGGGAGAGGAGCCTTGGATTGTCATTTAGACGTTGCCGTACCCGGCACCGTTGAACAGAACGCTTTTCAGCGTTGCATTCGCAAGAGTTTCGAGCGCAAGGCCCAAGACTACGTCAGTTTCGGTGGTCGTGGCTTCCAACTCACCGTCAGCATTGACAGTGAGTGCAACGCCGATGGTGCTTGTGTCACCACCAAGGGCGTCCACGACACCTCGGAACCTGGCCATGCCAGTTGCATCGTCCGCGATGTCTTCCAGCAACACACAGTGAAGAGTGCCGGTAAGCGGCGGGTGTGCTGCTGCAATAACATTCGAGAAGATGCTGTCGGTGGCACCGACCACTGCGGTCGATACTCCAGCATCACTGGCAGTAAGGTCAAACTTTACAACCCGACCCTTAGCCAACGCCCCGCCCCGAGCCGTAACACGGACATCGAGGTTTGTGGGGGTCAGCCCGTTCGGGCTTTGTACAGATGCGTCAAACATTGTTGCATCCTTTCTATTTCAAGAGAGTATCGACACGACTTACGCCGTGGCGATGATTCCCTGCCGCTGACGGCTGTTGCAGAAGATGTTCCACCAGCAGTCAACAGGCTGCACGGTCGTGAACGGCTGATTCGGGTGCCGCATCGGATCGTGCTTCTCCATGTAACGACGTGCGTGATACACGGGTGTCATGTAGTTGCCGTTGATCCACCAGTAACGGGATCCGCCTGCTTCAGTTTCAGTCTGGCTTGCGGCGGCACCATTGATGGCAGCGTCGTCCAGACTTGCAACGTAGACCAGGTCAATGCCGCTGTACTGAGGCATGTTGTACGCAGGATCCTGCTTGTTCACCAGAGTGTCGTTCGCGTCACGGAGCATCTTCTTGTAGAGATTGATTCCGGAACGTGAGCAACAGATGAACTGGCGATTCAGAGCGTCCTTCTCGAAGTACTCCTGCTTGGTAGCGGGGGGAGTAAACTTCACCTTCAGGAACATCTCATCGAACGCATCGAGCAGACCGTCCTGGTCGCCGTCAGAGTCGTCAGGGTCGCCAGCATCGTAGGTAACCAACTGGTTACGCCACTTTGCCTCAGCGGCACCGTCAACACTCATCAGGTTGAAACCAGCACCAAATCCGTGGTACTCGGTAGTGTTCTCGGAGATAAAGGCTGGAATGCTGTAGGGCTGTGCGCCCGTGGCTGTTTCCATTTCTGCACCGCTGGGGGCTGCCCAGAGGTCATTCTCCATGCCGTTGAGGAACGAAGTCCAAAGACGCATTTCCTTGGTACGCTTGAGGCGCTTGTAAGCACCCTTCTGCGCATCGCGGGAAAGGCCGTCGGCCATGTTGAGTTCAACTTCCTGATCCGTCCACGTCATGTGATCGACGGAGAAACGCCAGTTGATCTCCAGGTCGGTGATGACCTGCGGATTGGTCCATGAGAACGTGGCGTTCGGCTTGTAGTGGTCATAGGTCGATGACTCATCAAACATGATGGAATCATTGATCGTCTTACCGCCCTGAATCGAAACGTCCATGCCCTTCCCCTTGAGGAAGCGACCGAGGATGTACGTGTTCTTGACGGCTTCGTTGATGACCTCTTCTGCCGACGTGAGGTACCGGGGGCCGGTGACCTTCATGAAGTCGTTGAAGTTGGCGAGGGCTGTACCTGCCATAGTCATACTCCTTCTCGGGGATATTCCCCGGAATTAGCCTTGATAAGCGGAGAGGGCTCCGTCGTAACCCTTGCCCGAGAGCAAGGCGTCGAGGGCCGCTTCTTCGCGGTCCTCTCCGTTCATGCTCCGTGCCGGAGTCTTTGACTGAGATTGCGTGGTCGGCTGGCCGCCATCTTTCATGCGGTCTACCTCTGCCTTCCTTGCTTCCTGCTCCGCGTACTTTGCGAAATTGACCC